CATGTAGCTGATCTTGTAGGTATTCCACAAAAGGTACTAAAGTTACAATCACAAGTTAATGCAGAAAGAGAGGAAGCTGCCGCAGCTGCAGCAGAACAACAACAAATGGCACAGATGCAACAAGTTGCACAAGCCGGAGGAGATATAGCACCACTAGCAAAAGCATTGCCAGAAGAAGCAAAAGCATTAGTGGAATAGTATGGAAACAAAACAACTAGAAAAGTTTTTAAAACAATTACAAAATAACTACAAATTTATATTCAGTACAGATGAAGGTAAGGAAGTTTTATCTGACCTTGAAAAAAGATGTCATTATCATTCTACCACTAACGTAAAAGGTGATAGCCATGAAAGTGCCTACATGGAAGGACAACGCAGCGTCATTCTATTTGTCAAATCAATGCTGCAAAACAATAAGGATAAATAATGTCAGAAGAACAGATAACACAAGAAACTGTGCCTGTAGAAACAACAAGTACAGAAACACCTCAACCTACTGCAACACCTGTCTCAACTGGAGATACTCCGGCAAGTTGGAAAAGTTCTATCAGTGAAGAATTTAGAAACGATCCAAACATTGAAAAGTTTACAGAGATAGATGCGTTAGCAAAATCTTATATCAATGCGACAAGAATGATTGGTCAAGATAAAGTTGCTGTACCAAATAAAAATTCAACAGAAGATCAATGGAATGAAGTTTATGCAAAACTTGGTAGACCAGAATCTGCAGACAAATATATTTTTGATGTAAAATCTGAAACACTACCTTTTGATGAAGGTGCAGTTAAATCTTTTGCAGAACAATCTCACAAACTTGGTTTAAATAATAAACAAGCAGAAGGCATATTAGATTTTTATAAAAATAATATGGAAGGTTCTTTGCAACAAGCAAAGATAGATACTGAAACTGCACAAGCTCAATCTGAACAACAGTTAAGATCAGAATGGGGTAGAGACTTTGATTCTAAAGTACAACAAGCTGGTGCATTAGCAAAAGCAAATATTAATCCAGAAGTATTAGATATGCAATTACAAGATGGTACAAGAGTTGGTGATCATCCAGAAATTATAAAAGGTTTCGCAAAGATTGCTAGTATGATGTCAGAAGATAAAATGGTTGCAACTGAAAGTGAAAGTGTAAATTCAGTTACAGATATTGAATCTGAAATATCATCTATTACTAATGACACTGATGGACCATACTGGAACAAAGGTCATCCAGATCACGATAAGATAGTTCAACAAGTTTATACATTAAGAGAGATGCTCAATGCTGATAAACAATCTTAATGATAATGAAATTCGATTAGAAGTATTGCGGTTGGTTAAAGAGACAGGAACAGAGTTACAGAAAAATGATCCCTTGCCAATCGCAGAAAAATATTATAATTGGATAGTAGGTAAGAAAATTCGTAAGAACCTTACTGGCAAGAAGGAATAGACTTCTAGTCTAAAAGACTTTAAATCCAAGAATAGCCTACTCATGTGAGTAGATAACCTTTCTGATTTTTATAATAATAATAATAATAATGGAGAGACAATTATGTCATCACAAATAACTACAGCATTTGTACAGCAGTATTCTGCTAACATACAAATGTTATCTCAACAAATGGGATCATTATTAAGAGACAAAGTCAGACAGGAAAGTGTTGTTGGAAAAAATGCTTTCTTTGACCAAGTGGGTTCGGTAACTGCTCAGTTAAAAACTAGCAGACACTCAGACACTCCGCAAATAGATACACCTCACTCAAGAAGAAGAGTATCTCTTTCGGACTATGAGTATGCTGATCTTATTGATCAACAAGACAAAGTAAGGCTCTTAATTGACCCTACATCATCTTACGCACAAGCCGCTGCTTTCGCAATGGGGAGAGCAATGGATGATGTTATTATCGCCGCTGCAACTGGAACTGCCTTTACTGGTGAAACAGGTGCAACAAGCGAAGCTGCTCAAACTGCAATAGCTGCTGGTGGAGCTGGTTTAACAATCGCAAAATTAAGAACTGCAAAACAGACTTTTGATTTAGCAAGTGTTGATCCTTCTATCCCTAGACACATTATTGTAGGACCAGAGCAAATCACAAACCTTTTAGGAACAACTGAAGTAACTTCATCTGATTTCAATACTGTAAAAGCATTGGCAAATGGCGAAGTAAATTCGTTCCTTGGTTTTAACTTTACTGTATCAAATAGACTTAGCAAAACAGGTAACGACAGAACTTGTATTGCTTTTGCACAAGATGGTATCACTCTAGGAATTGGTAAAGATGTTAATGCAAGAATAGA